TCAAAACAGCATTAGAAAAAGAAAAATCTGTTCCGCTCGGAGTAAGCAGACCGGATACAGAGGCTATGTCTAATATGTTTTGATTTATTGAATCTCTAAGAGCGCCAGACGCCGTGGCTATATCTTCTGAATTTTGATCTATTAATGCTCCAGTGGCACCCGGCAAAAAGTCAGCAACGCCAATAAGACCTGATACGGCAGCAATATCGCTTTCGTTCTGAATAGCTTGACCACTAGCATAAGAAGCTATGCCAGAAACATAATCAACGTCTGTATTGATCGTATTAAAATTATCGGTTGTCCATCCACTCACGGAGGCGAGATCCGAGACAACAGAATCTAATCCAAACTGCGTCCATCCGCTAACAGAAGTAAGATCGCTAGTTAAATCGTCTAATCCAGATTGAGTCCATCCGCTAACGGATGCTAGATCAGAAACAACAGAATCTAAACCAGATTGAGTCCATCCGCTAACAGAAGCCAGATCGCTAGTTAGACCATCTAAACCAGACTGCGCCCAACCGCTCACAGAACCCAAGTCGGAAACAACAGTATCTAATCCAGATTGAGTCCAGCCGCTCAGAGAAGACAAATCTCCCGTCAAGCCATCCAATCCAGACTGCGCCCACCCACTAACGGCAGCATCGCCATTATCAACGTAAACCTGAGACCATCCTGATACGGAAGCTATTTGCTGAGTATTTTGATCTATTAGAGCGCCAGTGGCTCCGGGAAGAAAGTCTGCGTCACCAATCAAACCGGAGACAGAGGCAATATCGCCCTGATTCAGAACGGCCTGACCGCTTGCATAGTAGGCAATACCAGATACGTGGTCGTCATCTAGATATAGCTGATCTATCTCAGAAGAAGCCCAACCAGAAACAGCTGTTGCACTATGGTCTTGATTTTCAACATAATATTTGGCCCAACCGCTAACAGAAGCTATCTGTAGTTCATTTTCTACAGCTTGACCGCTAGCATAGTACGCGACACCAGAAACATCAACAACATCATCTGCAAAGAAAACCTGAGAAGCTGGATAAGTGACAGACACAACACCGCTGCCGGTGAGATTTATTTTGCTGCCATTATTAGAGCTACTTAAAACGGTATCACGCTCTAGGTTGTGAGAACCGTATGTACCAATACCAACTTCCCACTGATTATGCTCTTCTATTACATAAAAAGTAGTGTCACCACTAGTAAATACACTATCAAAACTTTGAAAACCAGTAAAGGCGCCAATGAAAGAAATACCACCAATACCTGTAGAGGCGGTATACTCTTTTACTCTATCATAGACCTTGCGAGCCATTTCTACCTCTCTACAGAGAATTCTATTTGTTTATTTATTTCTAATGAATGATCCTGTTGACTGTTTATAGCGAGATCGAAATCTGCCTGCTGGTTAAGCTGCATGACAAATGTTAAAAATGATTTATTGAAATGTATTGCTACTTCGCTACTGCCCTGAATACCTTCTTTTAGTTTTGGTATTTCAGCGAAAGAAAGCTCTGAAAACGATGAGCCTCCAAACATTAATATCTCCTTATGTAAAACCTCTATATAGATTATACACAATTTAAAAAGAAAGCCGCCCCAAAAGGAACGGCTTTGCATTTTTTTTCTTCGAGCGATAATTACTAGAAGGAGCCAGCAAGAACTCTTCGGTTGTCGAGGACACCAAAGCCCATTTCTGCGAATCCGTAGTAACCTTGTCGCTGATGACGATGAAGAGTTTCGTCTTCAAAGATTTCAACTTCGCGCTTGACTGGCATAACGAAGCTGTCGCTAGCGCCTTGATCCAAGCCGATAACAAGCTCAACGTCGTCACCCTGAAGCGATCCGCCAAGATCGGTCGTGAAGTACGACTGATACTCTTGATTGTCGCCAAACTCGAACAAGTCGTGCAAGTTAACACCAAAGATTCTGGTGATTGCAGGACCGTCGTCGCCAGCAACGTAGATTTCTCTACGGCTAACTTCGTCAAGCTGATCGACACCCCAGTTGCGGATGTCTTCGATAGCTTCTGGCGAGCAGTAAAGATCGGTCAAACGTCCGGGAGCGGTAACGCTGTTACCACCGCCATTACGACGCATAACGGTCTTCATAAGGCTTACAAGACGCTTGGTGAACTGACCAGCAGCTGCATCAGCATCGTAAACCAAGATGTTACGATCAACAGCGGCAGCCAAAAGGGTGTGCCATCCGTCGTCGTTGATCTTCTTAACGAAAGAAGACTCAAGAACTTGCATCGCGCGAGCGACTACGTTCCAGTTTGCCTCACGAGCATATTTTAGCAAGAAGTCAATCGAGCTAGAAATGCCGTAGGTGTTAACCATGACGTAATCACCTTCAACGTGACGCTCAGGAATACGTCCGTTTCCGGGATTAGTGTAAGCGATGTGATCTACTTCGCTTCCGGGTGAAAGCAAGTCCAAAGGAAACTCTGGAGAAGCGCCCGGCTCAAGAGGCATGGTCTCGAAAATCGAGGTAACAACATCGCCAAACAGAACACCCTTTCTCAAAGGAAGCTCAAGAGCCTTGGCGATTTCGCGCTGTGCTTCGATAGCGACAGCTTTATCAGAAGCGCCAGAGCGCTTTAGCAGTTCAATGAATTCTGCTGATGGTCTTTCTTTAATCGACATGTTAAGTATCTCCTTTTATAATTTAATTATACGTTTGTGTTAGGAAGGTCGATGTAAACTTTAGCATAACCGTCCTGATCTACACCAGAAAGGAATCTACCAACAAGTCTGGTCGAACCATCGGCATCGCCATCATCGCTAGCAAGGTCTTCGATAGCCAAGTTTCCGCTGTGAGCAACATAAGCAGGATCGCCAGCGCTTGGGCTGGTGCCTTCTAGACTGCTAGTCACAACATAACCCTTGCGAAGAAGAGTAACCTTGCCACCCTTTTGGACTTCATCTTTGTGTTGATTCAAGTGCTGACGAGTCAAGTCAATGCTGACCATATCGTTCAACAAAAGTCCAACAGGAACAGCACCGGATGGTAGCGCAGCGTAAGTAACCAAAGCCTCGCCTTGATCCATAGCTGCTCCAGAGCCTCCAGTGCTAACAGAAGCAACGCCGCCTCTGGTAGCTGCTTCGTTCATGAAGAACGAAATGTCAGTATCTAGAACACTTCTATCTGATTTAAGAGCCATTATTTATCTCCTTTAGAAAAATTAATTATTTTTTTGGTGTTGATTGCAAGAAAGAACCAATCCATTCGCTTGCAACACTGCGGAGCGACTCTGCTGGATCAACTTCTGGTTCTACTTCAGAAATAGCCACTTCTTCCGATGCTTCCGCCTCTTCAAGAACTTCTTCGCTAGCTTCTGCTGCATCAAGCTCTTCTTCGATTTCCGCCTTAGCGTCTTTTTCTTCTTTTTCTTTTTTGTCGTCATACTCTTTAGCATACTTTTTCTTCATGACAGCAACGACAGCCTCGAAAGCTTCATCGTTTACGCCATCAAAAGACTCGACAGTAGCAGAAGCTTCTTCGGCGTCAAGACCAGCTTCTTCTAGCTGTGCCTTACGCTTCATCATGGCCTCTTTCTTTTTCATCTCGCGAAGCTCATCCATTTTATTTTTCATGTCTTCTTCGCCATTCTTGATTGCTTCAGCCTGCTCCGCAATCGTTGCATCTTTTGCCTCGATTGTGCCAGCTTGCTCCGCAATAGTAGCTTCTAAAGCTTGGATCTTGGCTTCAAACTCAGACTGCTGCTCTGCAACAACCTGCTCTTTTAGTGCTTCGTTAGCAGCTTTTGCTTCTGCCAACTCTGCTCGCAAATCTTCGATCTGCTTATCGTGATCTGACATTTTCATCTCCTTGATTGAAGAAATAGTTAACGTTTGTGATTTTGATTCGTCAAAATATTCACTCTTGTCCAAAATAATACTACGCGGATTAGCAGGTTTTGAAACAAGACCTTTACCAGAGAATGCTAAGTTTCGTAATAATCTGCCAATTCTATAGTTTTCGTAAGTACCTTCCCCACCGTAAGCCCTCAAATGCTTCGTTAGGAAAGCAGAGGCTTCATTTCTTTCTATGATTTTTGTTTGACCTTCTGCCGTTTGCAGAGCGTAATCAAAGGCCGGAAAAAGACACTCCATCGAAACGAACCATTTACCCTCTTCGATTTCTGCGATGATCTTATTCATGCGCTCGCGCTTTTCTTCTCCAGACCAGCTAGTATAAAGAACCGCCTGAGTAATAATATCAAACTGCTCAGGTTTTTCTTCTTGCGAAAGCTGATTACCCTCGTGGTCAACGACATAACTGCCAGTTATATGTCCAATGATGTCATCTTCATTGTGCATAAAATTGAATTGTTTGTCTTCTGGGGTATTTCTAGCAGCCCAAGTTTCTTGAGGATCAAAAACGTCATCATTTTTGTTCCAGCCGGTAGAAACTAATACGGACTCAAGATAATATAAATCCATCTGGTCCTTGTTTTGAGCTATTACCTTCTCAAGCACATCAACATCGGATATGACAACCTTAGCGGCCTCGATACTACCCTTATGAAGATTAGCTTGAGCGCAATATGCGACACTATTATTCTGTAGAAGGTCGGATAATCCGGCCTCTATTTCTGATTTATATATTTCCATATTGAATACCTCCAGTTTCATAATACACAAATTTTTGATTTGTTGGTTTTTTATGGTTAAAAATCGCTCAATTCAGCAAAGACAGTTGAGTAAATTAACTTCATCTCATTACTACTCGGCTGTCTATTATTTGTGCTAACAAACTGCTCAACCTTTTCAGACGCGAAGGAAACGAATTCTCTTGGTGGGTTTTTCTGACTTTCTAACAAGTTTTTTATTATTGTTTCATCTATCTCCATAAATGGCTGCAACCCAGTAAGTATACATAATTTTAAATGCTCTAACTGATCTACTTCTGACTTGGTTAAACTTCTAATATTTTTCTTTTCAAAGTGAGCAAGTGCAATAGGAGACAGAACTTCTGATATCTTCGCCTGCGCATCCATCGCCCATAACATAGCTACAGTCGTGTCAGAGCTTTTTGGTAGAACTCTTTTTTGTTTCCTTTTTTCTGTATCTCTAGAAAACATAGGACGACCGGCCTCTTGAATCGGCTCGTTTTTCTCCTGTCTTGGTCCATTCTGAGGGACGCTTTCTACTGGCTCTTGAGGAGGACTAAAAGGAATATTATACTTCTCAAAATATTCTTCATTGTCTACAATGTCCTTGGTTATGCCAATCTTAGCAACATCATGGGCATGTTGTGGATTGTGATACGGACTTGCCTTTTGAGGAGAAAGCGGATCGGAATCTCTATCTCTAACCTCTCTTTTAACTCTAACCTTTTCAATTGAAGGTATCTCTCTAAATCTTTCAAGTAGGGTTTCTTGAGAAATTATATCTCTATCCGCAAGGTCCATCAGTAATTTTTTCTGGGCTGCTTCATCAGATAGAACAATAGAGTCAAAATGTATTTCAGCAGGATATCTAAAGCCCATAGCCTTTTGAACTATTGCTATCTCTTTTCTCCAGAAGCTAGATAATATCTCTCTACCGTACTCTAGTCTCTCGACAAGGGTTTTTAGCGAAACGTAGTTGTTAGTATAACCACCACCGCCAGCGGCGCCGGTAAGGGTAGGAGGTATTCCCAAACCGGCATAGATACTCGTAAGAACCGGCTGATATTTTTCAGATCCTAAAAATCTATATACTTGAGATTGACTTTCAGTAAATTTCAGTTCCGGTCCCCAAACCATATCCATCGTTCCACCGCCGACGTTGCTGGCTAGTATATCTCTTAATTTATTGATAACAGCCTTAGTCGGTATAATTTTGTGATCTAAATCACCAACGGTCCAAAGTCTAACATTAGAAATAGCGCCGTCCAAAGCCGCCATATCTGCTAGCTTCATTTTCTCTAACATGATAATATCATCAAGAATAGAGCTAATCATTGGATCAGACCAAACCATCCAATCGTCTTTTTTATAAAAGAAAAAATCAACTTTATTTGGATCTAGAGGTATGGTTCTTTCACCATTTTTTAATCTATTGTACAAATCTTGAGGTAGTGTCTTTTTATTATTAGAGGACATTAAAGCCTGATGAGAATTATGCGATAGTTTCATCACATACTCCGGCTTTCCTAGCTGAACACCGCCAACAGCATCAACACTTAAAGGATTTAGAAAATCATATCCCCAAGGTATTTCTCTGCTTTTAAAGTTTATATCTTCTATTTTTGTGTCAGCGGCGATTGCGCTTTTCAAAGCTCTTTCTTGCTTCGTGTTTATTTTTGCAGTGCTTCTTCGGGTTATTACATTGCCGGTTCTATAAAGATAGTTCAAGAACCTTTCAGAGCGATCTGTGCCACCAACCTCTTGAAACCATTTTCTATAAAATTTTTCGATAGTCTTGTTGGGATGTACAAGAACAAGCCCCTGACTTGCAAAATCGCTCATCAGATCAATAACATTTCTAATTATACCAACACGACTGTATGCCTGCATACATTGAGCAATAAGCCTTTTCTGTTTGGTGGCAACAGACTCACCGGGACGAAAAGCATTGTAATCACTTCTATTAAAGCTGGTTCTGACGGAGCGATTAGGCTCTATATCAATATAGCTGGTTCTTCTGCCGTATGAATGAGCAGAAGCCTTTTGTATACCTTCGTAGGCGTCAATATTGTTAGCCGTAGACTTGTATGCTTCTTGCTTTTGAGACTCGTTATCCCATGTTAGATAAAGATCGTCAGACATTTAATTTTCCCAATGGTATTGTTAATAGAAATGGTAATACTATTATTACACAATTTAATAGATATCTTGGATTTTATCTGAAAACCAAGCAGGTCCATTGTATAGTTTGCCAGAATTTCCAAATCTAGAAGCATTAGACTCAGCAAATCCGCCAACTTCTAATTCTGTTATTTTCTCAACGGTTGTAAAATGTCTAGCCGACATGTTAGCCATTATAAGAGAGGAGTATCTATCTTTTCTCAGTCTAGTCTTTTTACCAGCGCCAAGCTTTACTTCTGGCGTATCCCATCTTTCTCTGCCGCTTGATGTCTGAGTCATAACTATCATG